GAATTTAAAATTCTTGGTCGTATTAACTATGAATATCTACCTGAAGAATCACTTGTAGATATTCCAGAAAATACACTAACAATTTACAAGTCAGACTTTGATGGTCGAATTGATATTATTCCAGTATCTGATCCTAACATTCCCTCTAATGCTCACCGCATGATGATGGCTCAGATGGCTCTACAGCTTGCACAGCAGTCACCTCCCGGTATGTTTGACATGGAAGAACTTAATCGTTCTATTCTACAGTCTGCTAATTTACCAAACCTTGACAAGATTATGCCACGCAAGCCACAGTCTGTACCACTTGATCCAGTTTCAGATATTATGGCTGCAGTTAAGGGTCTGCCAATTAAAGCCTTTATGGGTCAGAACCATGATGCACACATTCAAACTAAGATGGCTTACATTCAAGACCCTCAAAATGGTGCTAATCCTCTAATGCAGCGTATTGTTCCTGTTCTTCAAGCTAACATGCAGGAACATATGATTATGAAATATCAGGAACAAGTTGAAGGAACAGCCCAACAGCTTGTTGAACAGTATGGTCCAGAAGCTATTGCATCTGGTCAGGTTGATCCTAATGATCCTAGAGTTATGGAAATGGTTATGGCTGAAGCAGCACAACAGGTTGCTCAAGCTAATCAGGCAGCAGCACAAATGCAGCAGATGGCTACACCTGAAGCTCAGATGGTTCAGATTGAACAGCAGCGTCTACAAGTTGAGCAGTCTAAGGTACAGGCACAGACAGCTAAGGAAAGTGTTGAAGCTGCGATGAAGAACCGCGAACTTGACCTGAAGGAAGCACAGATACAGATTGACATGATGAAAGAGGGTATTCGTACTTCTATTAATGTTGAGGAAAAAGAAAAGGATCGTAATGCTAAGAAGGCTATTGCAGCACTTGATGCTATTATGGACCTTGCTAAGTCTCAGGAATCTGCAGATACAGCCAAGATGCTAAAAGCTGCTGATATGATATCAGGTTTTGCAAAAGAGGCTAACAAAAATTAATGACACTATGGGAAGAAATAACAAAAGAGCTTGATAAACAAGTCGAAGATTTAAAAAATTTACTTGCATATGGCGGAAGTTCAAGTTATGATGAGTATCGTCAGGTAGTCGGAAGAATAGAAGGACTAGAACTGGCGAAAGAAAACATTCAAAACATTGTAAAAATTCGAGTATACGAAGAGGAACAATAATGCAAGTACATTCTATGGGTAAAGCAGTATCTAATTCTGAGTGGATTACTGATGAAGATGTAGATATTAAAGACGAGGATTTACCTAAATTACCGGGTTATCATGTGTTAATTCGTCCTGTTTCAATTAAAAAAGAAACAAAGGGTGGTATTCTCTTACCTGACTCAACAAAAGACGATATTGCATATTTAACAACTGTAGGTAAAGTTTTAGCCCTTGGTGATCTAGCTTATGACGACGAAGTAAAGTTTCCAAATGGTGCTTGGTGTAAAAAGGGTGACTATGTAGCTTATGGTAAACTTATTGGTCAGAAGTTTGTTTATAAGGGTGTAAAACTTTTACTATTATTTGACGACCAGATTATTATGCGTGTAGACAACCCTAGTAATCTAGACCCAACATTTAATTTGTCTAACTAAATTAATTAGTTTATAATAACTAATTATAAGCCGTAACCGTTAGTTTCGCACCTAGCGATAAGAAAGGAAGAGTAATGAGTGATACTGAAACACAAGTAGACCTAGAAGAATGGTCTGAAATTGATGTTTCTGGTTCTAATAAAGAAACTTCAACAGTAGAATATGAGATTGAAGACAGTGAACCAGCAGAACAGTCGGAGGAACTAAAGCAAGAAGCTAATACTGTTGACAAAGATAAAGTTCAAGATGTCACAGCAGAAGCACAGGAAGAAGAAAAACCTGAAGAGCTTGATGGAATTAAAACAAAAGGCGCTGAAAAAAGAATTAAACAATTAATTCGTCAGCGTAAGGAACGCGAAGAAGAAATTGAAAAGCTTCGTAGTGAAGTAGAAAATCTTCGTGGTTCTGTAAAAACTAAAGAAAAAGAATTATCGAGTAGTTTAAAAACTAGCATTGATAGTACTCAAGGACAAATTAGTAGTCGTATTGAGCAAGCTAGGGAAATATTTAAGCAAGCAGCAGATTCTGGTGATACAGATCGTATGCTTGCTGCACAAGAAGAAATGTCTAAGGCTTATGCTGAGTCTATGATTGTTAAACAGCAGCAGCAAGCATGGGAAGAATATAATGCCCGTATTGAGGCTGCAGGTCAGACACCTGAACAGCATATGCCAGAGCAGCAGCAAAGTCAGTATGATCCAAAAGCTGTAGCTTGGGCAAGTAAAAATCCTTGGTTTGGTCAAGACCAGATTAGAACTGCAGCAGCACTAGCTGCAGATGCAGAACTAAAAAGCGAGGGTTATGATCCTTCGGATGACGATTTTTATGAGGAAATTGATAATAAACTACGAAACCAATTTCCTCACTTATATGAAGAGCCAGTAGCTGATGCAAGTCAGCAAGTGGCAACACCACGGTTGCAGGATACTCCGTCAAATTCTGCTCAAGTAGTTGCAGGTGCTTCACGCACACCGCAAGCCTCACGAAGCAATAAAGTCAAACTATCTCAAGAAGATGTTAGACGAGCTAATAAGTGGGGTATTTCACTTGAACAATATGCTGCGGAAAAGCTAAAGGCTGAACAAGCCGATGGCGAGTACACAGAAATTTCTTAATAGCGTGGGAAGGATATTACAATGACAACACGAAATGAATCACGTAGTAGTAATAATAGGGAAATGGATCAACGTCGTACAACATTTGAAGAACCTAATTGGCTAGAGATTCCTCCATCAGTTCGTATTCGTTTTGATAACGAAGGTATGGCACTAAGATGGATTAGGATTAGTATTCGTAATCAAGAAGACTATCAAAACGTAGGTAAACGGACAGCCGAGGGTTGGGAATTTGTACAAGCAGAAGAAGTTCCTGAAATGCTACAGTCCTCTGACGTGAGAGAGGGTGGACGATATGAAGGTGCAGTCTGTCGTGGAGACTTAGCTTTGGCAAAAATGCCAGCAGAGCTTGCTGAATCTCGTCAAGAATTTTATGAGAACCGTAGTCGAGAAATGGTTGATGCAGTTAATGCACAGCTAATGAATAGTTCAGATTCTCGAATGCCTATCTCTAATCAAAGCCGTACACAAATTAGTCGCGGTAAACAACCCAAGTTTCAGGACTAGGGTTGAATACTGTAGGCCGATAAGTGTACATGTCAATGTATAGAACATAGAAAGGAAAGTGTAATATGTCTACTACAAAAGCACTTGACGGTCTACGTCCTTCTCGCATTCGTGGTGGTGCACCTAATAGTTCTGGTCAAAATGAATATCGTATTGCCAGTGCTTATAATTCAAATATCTTTACTGGAGATATTGTTACGAATGCTGCAGGATACGTAAACGTCCTTGCAACTACAACCGATAAAGCACTAGGTGTATTTATGGGTTGCCGTTATGTCGCTAATGGTGAACCAAAATGGTCAGCTTACTGGCCTTCTGGTACATCTGTAACAGAAGCTTATGCAATGGTTGTTGATAATCCAGAAGCAACTTTTGTTATTCAGGCTGATGCTTCAGTCTCTATTGGTGACATTAACTCACAAAACTTTAATGTTACTCTAGGAGCTGGTTCAACTTACACAGGTAAATCAGGATTTGGTCTTAATGCTAGTACACGTACTACCGGTACTGGTATGCTTCGTCCTATTGCCTTTGTTGACGAACCGGGTAACAACCCTGATGTCGCTGCAGAAATCGCATTCCCACAGCTTGAAGTACGTATTGTCAAGCATGTTGATGCCTATATTTCTGCTGATGCTTCAGTTAACTAAGGGAAGAAGGAGTAAATAACAATGGCTATTAATCGCTCTAGTATTGCAAAAGAACTTCTTCCCGGTCTAAATGCTATATTTGGAATGGAATATGGTGAAGTGGATAATGAACATGAACCACTTTACGAAGTAGAAAATTCAGATCGTGCATTTGAAGAAGAAGTTCTATTTACCGGCTTCGGCACTGCACCTGTTAAAAGTGAAGGTGCTGCAGTTCAGTATGACGACGCACAGGAAGGTTACACTGCTCGGTACACACACGAGACAGTTGCCCTTGCTTTTGCAGTCACTGAAGAAGCTATGGAAGACAACCTTTATGACACCTTTGCCAAACTTCGTGCGCGTGGTCTTGCCCGTGCAATGGCAAACACCAAGCAGGTAAAAGCTGCAGACGTTTTCAATAACGGCTTTAGCGCAAGCTATCTTGGTGGTGATGGTGTTGCACTATTCTCAGCGGCACATCCAACTATTGGTGATGGAAATCAATCCAATACTTTGGGTGCTACCGATCTTTCTGAGGCTTCACTTGAGACTGCGCTTATCACAATCTCAAAAACCAAAGATGATCGTGGCATTCTAATCGGTGCACAGGCTGAGTCACTTCATGTTCCATCTGATCTTGCATTTACTGCAGACCAGATTCTGAACAGCCAGATGACGACTGTTATTGGTGTAAACCCAACAACGGCAACGAATGGCGCAACCAATCAGAACAAGATCAATTCAATTCGTAATCAGGGTCTTGTTCCCGGTGGTTTCT